AGGGTTTGAAGTAATGCACGAGCGTAATGCTCACAACTTCCCACTTGACTTAGCATCAGCTGAGTCTACAAACGTAGCACTTACTGCACCACAAATAGCCTAACTTCAACGTCCGTTCAACCTATTTAGGTCGCATGTAATCTAGTCATGGAACGGGGGCTAGGTATCGGAGGAAGCTATGACAGTAACTTACGTTTACCGTGGTGTTGCATATACTAAAATCATTAAGTAAATGGCCCATCAAAGCTCGGTCATGCAGGCTTCTGTAACTAGGTATTCACCTGAGCCAGAAGTCAAGCAACCAGAAAACAAAACTGAAGAAAAGAAAGAAGATCCTCAACTAGAGACTCCTTCTTACTAAACAGCCGGGGAGCACCTCAGAGTCGGACTCCCCTGCCATTGGCATTTGCCCGGTACGCCGGAAAAAAATTCTGTACAGGAAAGCAATATAACCTTTACCCATAACAATGGCACAACAGAATAGTACACTGACCACGAGTCTAACTCGCCCCGGTCAGTCGAATAGTACAGGCGACGCTAGAGCCCTGTATTTAAAGTTGTTCAGTGGAGAGATGTTCAAAGGCTTCCAGCACAATGCAATCGCTAGAGACCTTGTAATGAAGAGAACACTTACAAATGGTAAGTCACTTCAGTTCATCTACACAGGACACACAAAAGCCGAGTATCATACACCCGGCAACAGCATACTAGGTAACTCCGACGGAGCACCTCCAGTAGCTGAGAAGACCATCACAGTTGATGACCTTCTAATCAGTTCAGCATTTGTCTACGAATTAGATGAGACACTTGCTCATTATGAACTAAGAGGAGAGATCTCCAAGAAAATTGGATATGCTCTTGCTCAGAAGTATGACCGTTTAGTATTCAGAGCAATCGCTCGTGGTGCTAGGGCTGCTTCTCCAATCACTAAGTCAGGCTTTGTTGAGCCCGGCGGAACACAAATCAGAGTAGGTACAAACAACCAAGCATCTGACGCATACAACTCAGCTTCATTGATTAATGCTTTCTATGATGCTGCTGCTGCACTAGATGAAAAAGGAGTTTCTACTGATGGTAGAGTTGGTGTTCTAAACCCAAGACAATACTACGAACTAATACAAGCTGTTGGTTCTAACGGACTTGTCAACAGAGACACACAAGGTACAGCCTTACAGTCTGGTAACGGAATCATTGAAATTGCAGGCATCAAGATCTACAAGTCAATGAACATACCATTCTTCTCAAGCTATGGTACTAAGTATGGCTCTGCATCTGCAACTAACCCCGGTGTAACAAGCCCCGGAAACGTAGGTTCATTTGTAGGTGAAGCTGTTGAAGATGCTGCTAACGATGTTACTGGTATCAACAACGAGTACGGTGAAGAGACTGAATTTGCAAACAGCTGCGGACTTATCTTCCAGAAGGAAGCTGCAGGCTGTGTAGAAGCAATCGGTCCACAAGTACAGGTAACATCTGGAGACGTTTCAGTAGTATACCAAGGTGACGTAATCTTAGGAAGACTAGCCATGGGTGCAGACTACTTAAACCCAGCTGCTGCTGTTGAACTAATCGCTGGTGCTGCTGTCGGATCATCCGGTAACGCTGCATTCTAATGCGAGTTAATACGGGGAGTTCATTCTCCCCTTTTCTTATTTATAATTATGCCTTTTCCAACCACAAACGCTACACAAGAGCTACCAGCTATTAACCATATATTGTCGTCATGTGGTCAAGCTCCTGTAACCACTTTAGACCAAACCAACCCGGACGTTGCGATTGCCTATGCTACACTGTTACAGGTGTCACGAGAGGTACAGTCTGAAGGATGGACTTTTAACAAAGAGTATCACTATGAGTTTGCAGTTAATTCAGACAACGAAATAGAAATACCAAACAATGTACTACAGATAAAGTTAACAGAGAATGCTAACAATACCACACATGATGGTATACGCAGACAGGGTAAACTGTATGACAGACAGAACCATACATACAAGTGGACACACAGCAACCCTATCGAGGTTGACATTGTATGGTTATTTGACTGGGTAGATTTACCAGAACCAATACGAAACTACATACAAGCCAGAGCCGCTACCTTAGTATCAAGTAAGATCATAGGTGACGACGATCAGTTTATCAGGCTAGAGAAACAAGAAGCTTTGCTTAGAGCTTTAGCTATGGAGTACGAAACACAACAAGGTCAGTTCACTATGTTTGGTCATCCACAAGGTCAACAGAACTACTATCAAAGCTATCAACCATTTCACGCTTTACAACGATAATGCCAGCAGTATCTCAACGAGTTGACAACTATCTTGGTGGAGTATCTAGACAAGCAGACAGTAAAAAACTTCCCGGTCAAGTTGAGGAATGCTTAAACGGTTATCCTGACCCTACTTTTGGTCTTACTAAAAGACCGGGTATGCAATGGATTTCTAATCTAGGTACTGGCACTACATATGACAGCTCCAAATGGTTCTACATTGCTAGAACTGCAACAGAAAAATATATAGGATGTATTACACCAGCATCAGGAGGCTCTACAGGAGCCATTGCAATCTGGAATGCTATAACTGGGGCAGCTGCTACCGTAACGTACGGTACAGGGGCACAGGCATACCTTACAGGAGCACGTATCAATTACCATATACTGACTGTACAAGATACATCTATCATAACTAACAATCTTATCACAGCTGACAAGCAAGCTGACCCTACATTTATCGCTAACACCAGAGCTACACTTGTACTGTCAGGTGCAGTTGTAGGTATTACAAGTGGTGTAAATATAGACCAGTACTCTGTGACAATTAACGGAAGCACTGTTACATATACAGCACAGACAAACGATGGCTACGATGATGTACTAACAGGACTTAAAACTGCTATCGACGGATTAAATATATCAGGTTTAACAGTAACAAAATTTGTAGGCTCACTTGAGCTTGACAGAGTTGTAAGTGGTACACGTACTGCATTTACTATCACCGCAAAAGGTGGACTTGATAACAGTAAGCTAGGCGTCTTTCAAGACCAAGTTGACAACGTATCACAGCTACCAGCTCAGTCATTCCAAGACCACGTAGTTAAGATTATTAACACTACATCTGATAAAGATACATACTTTGCTAAGTTTGTTGCAGACAACGGTACATCAGGCACTGGTTTCTGGAAAGAAACAAGAGATCCTAGTAAGTCACCGGGTCTAGACGCAGCAACTATGCCACACGAACTCATCAATACTTCTGTCAATAACTTCCAGTTACGCCGTGTAACATGGACAGAACGTACAGTAGGTGATGATGAGACGAACAGCCATCCATCATTTGTAGGTAAAAAGATACAACAATCTTTTTTTCATAATAATAGACTTGGTTTTCTATCAGACGATAATGTATCACTTAGCCAGTCAGCTCAGTTTTTTAACTTTTATCATACATCTGCACAGGTAGTTACAGCTGCAGACCCTATTGATTTAAGTACATCTGCAATTCGACCAGCAGCTTTACATGCTGTGTTACCTACTACTCAAGGTTTAGTATTATTTAGTCAAAGCCAACAATTTCTCATGGCGGCTGCTGACGGCATACTAACACCAACAACTACTCTTATACGTTCAATATCTAACTATGAAACAGATACAGAAGTTGACCCTATAGATGTAGGTACAAACATAAACTTTATAAGTAAAACACCTAGTTATACACGTGTATTCTCTATGGTTACTCGTGGTCAGGAAGAAAACCCACAGGTACTTGACGTTGGTAGAGTCGTAAACGAGTGGGTTCCATCAAGTGTGGACACTCTTATAGGTAGTGCTCAGAACCAGTTTATAGCTATGTCTGGGCAGTCGTCTAGATATGTTTATTTCTTTCGTACATACAGTGATGGAGAAACAAACCTTGTAGAAGCATGGTTTAACTGGCAGCTACCGGGTACTGTACAAGCTATTGCTGTAGACTCTGACGAGTTTTTTGCTGTTACTAAGCAAGGAAATCAGTTTACACTCAGTAAAGCTAGTTTAAGTCAGAGTCCAGAAGACGCTATTATTGTTAATAATGATGGTCAAAAGATTAATCCTTGTATAGATTTATATGCAACAGCCAGCTCTGTAGCATATGATAGTACAAATAACTTTTCTAAATGCTATATACCTTGGAATAATGTAACAGGTCTTACACCTGTATTGATTATTAAAGGTACTACAGCTACTGGACAGTTTATTGAATCAGGATTTACTATAACACCAGAGATTATAACTAACGATGGTAACCCATATTTTAAGGTATTCTTTAAAGATCTGACATCTCAAGCAGCTAACGTAATTGTAGGTTGGAAGTATAACTTTGATGTTATATTACCTAACACATACTACAGAGTTGATGATGCGATGAAACGCAGTGACTTTGCAGCACAGCTCATTATAGCTCGCATGAAGTTTGCTGTAGGTCTATCAGGTGTGATGGGATTTAAGCTTAAGTCAAAGGGTATACGTCAGGGTAAGAAAGAATATACAGGTGATGGTTCTACTACAGTGTTTACATGGGACCCATCTAACATCAGTTATATTGACTCGAATCAGGTGAAGGTTAAAATTAACAACGTGGTGACTACAGCATTTACTGTCAATAGTAACACACAGTTAACATTTGACTCAGCACCAGCTAACGGTGCAGCTATACTGATTTATACAGATGAGTGGTATAATTTAAATCCTGTAGCTATAGCGGATGATTACCTAGCTAATGATATTGCACTTAAAAAAAACTTAGTATTTACAGTACCAATACACCAGAGAACAGATAATTTTACACTTAGACTATTTAACGACTCACCATTCCCGGTATCTATAAACTCTATGATGTGGGAAGGAACATACTCACCAAGATTTTATAGGAGAAATTAATGGTATTACCCGTAATTCTCGGGGTAGCTTCTATAGCAACAAATATTATCGGTGGTAATAAGGCAG